TCTGAGGCTGACCTGTAATCCGTCCACCCCATGACACCAGGCTTTTCCCAGATGATGTACCCGTTGGTTTGCTCAACCAATCCGCAGGCCTGCATTGCTTCGTAAAATTCCTGTCTTGTCTTGAATGCGTGCCAGATATACCACCCTGCCGATTCGCTGGTTGATGGCAGTGCCGCATTGAATACGTCCATCAGAAACTTTTTGAACCCACCGCGCTGCAGTTCATCGTTTTCGATGACTTTGTGCTTCTTCGATCCTTGGTAGCTGACTCCGTAGGGTGGGTCCGTGAACACGCACTGGGCCTTCCGGCCTTGCATCAGTTCCTTGTACGTGGCCGGCAGCGTGCTGTCGCCACAGATGATCCGGTGCTCTCCCAGTTGCCACACGTCACCCAGCTTGGTCACCACGCGCTTCTGGATCTCGGCGGCTGGCGGCTCGGGTGGCAGTTGGGGCGGTGGTGCCAGCATGAATTCGATCTCGCTGGGGTTGAAGCCGGTCAGGCTCATGTCGAATCCCATGCGGGTCAGTTCCGCGAATTCTGACGCCAGCACGCTGTTGTCCCACTGGCTCTGCTCGGCGATCTTGTTGTCCGCGATGCGGTAAGCGCGGCGCTGGGCGGCCGTCAGTCCTGCCCGGAGGATGACCGGGACTTCTGCCATGCCAAGCTGCTGGGCGGCCTGGTAGGCGCCGTGCCCGGCCAGTATCTCGTAGTCCTCGTCCACGATGATGGGCTTGGTCCATCCCACCGCCTCGATGCTGGCCACGATCTTATCGATCTGGTTTGGGTCGTGCTTTCGGCTGTTCTTTTCGCTGGGCTTGACCTTGGCGATCGGCACGTAATCCACGCGCAGCGGGCCACGTCCTTTTTTAGGAGGAGAAACTTTATTGTCTGTTTTCATGGCTTTGGCAGTGCGTACGTGTTCTGGATGTGAAAGGAGCCGATGCTCTTAAACAGGTCGATCGATGCCTGGTTCCGGGGGTTGATGTTGGCCTTGAATCGGTCGCCGTGCTGCGGCTTGTGGTGCGTGATGGCCTGCAGCAGGGCTTCTCGAGCATGTCCGCGGCGCTGGTGCTCCTGCAGGATGAATATCCCGATCTCGTCATCCGGGGTGATGTACAGGCTGCCGACGCACACTTCCTGGTCTGGCTGGTTCGTCGGTCATCAGCAGGAACCAGTGCCGGTACGGGTGGTTGTCGAAAAAGTCCTCGTGGTCAGACAGGCCCACGAATCGCTGGTGGGTGATGTTGGCCTCGGGAGGGCGCTCGATCAGCAGCTGGTATGTGATGTGGACCGCCTCGGCGCGGTCCGCTTCTTCAACAGGTAGGAATCGCATCAGGATTTGGCCAGCAGCAGGAGGGCGTCGCAGACGTCACACACGCTGCTGGCGCTGAATGTGCCGGCCAGCGCATCGTTGCGCACCTGGTTGGCGATGAAGTTGGCCGACTCCTTGGCGCGGCGCAGGGCTTCGGCACGGTCGGCCTTGTCCTTGTCCGCTTCGTTGTTCTCGATCGGCTTGAAGGCATCGTTGGTCCCGGCCACGTACAGGCCCACCAGCACGAAGTTGCGGGGTGGGTCGCCGGCTCTGCCCGGGAAGGCTGGTACGCCACCTGGGTTGGCCTTGGTCGGTGGCAGGGCTTCGCGCGGTGCTTCGGCTGGGCGGCCGGCTGGGCGGAATATCCGCACTTCCGGGTCCACGTCCAGGTACTCCACGCAGTCATCGAATCCCTTGATGTCCTGCTCGGTGATCTGGACGTTCAGTTCCGGGTTGGCGTGCCGGTTCTTCCACAGCAGCATGGCAATGGCACGCTTGGCGTCCGCAGCGACCAGTCGGTCCAGCGGTCCTTCGGTTTGGGTAGCTTCGGTCATCTTCTCTCTCCTCGGGTCAGATTCTAACGGTAATCCCGCGTTCTGCAAGGTACTGCGCGGCGCCTCGCGGGGTGGCGTCGGTGAATTGAAAGACAGCGCCGGCTGCCACGCCATCTGCGCCGGCCTTGATGGCTGCCAGCATATCCTCATAGTCGCCTGCGCCTCCGTGGGCGATCAGGGGAATGTTGACGATGCCGGTCACGTTCTTGATCGTGTTGATGTCGTAGCCTTCCATGACCCCTTCCCGGTCGGCATCGGTCAGGATGATCTCGCCGGCGCCGGCTTTCTCCAGTTGCCTCACCCAGTCGTACAGGTGCCATCGGGTTCTGCGCTTGGCTCCGTGGGTGTACACCCATTTCACGCCTTCAAACATCCGGTAGTCGACCGCAGCCACCACCGCCTGGCATCCCACCGTGCTGGCCAGTTCGGCGATCAGGTTGGTCTGGTGGGCTGCTGCTCCGATCACCACCTTGTCGGCGCCAGCCATCAGAAGGTCTTTGACGTCCTGCACCTTGGTGATCCCACCGCCCACCGCCAGTGGCATGAAGCAGGTTTCGGACAGTTGCTCGACCATACGCAGGTCCGGGCCCCTGCCTTCCTCGGTGGCGCCGATGTCCAGCAGCACCAGTTCGTCCACGCCACGCATGCTGTGAATCTTGGCGGCCTGCATGGCGATTCCCACCGCGCGCCAGGAGTCGAATGCCATGCCCTTCACCAGCGTCCGACCGCGGCAGAGGATGGTGGGGATGATCCGCTTGGCCAGCATCTTTACTTTCTCCTTTTTGCAAATGCACGACTGACCGCGCGTGCATGTTTCTGGCTCTCTACCAAGGAATTTTGCACAGGCCACCATTGCGCTATTCCTTGAGGATCAGGTGGCCTGTCCCATCGGATTCCTTGAACAGTGGCCAGTTGGTGAAGTCGTCCATGATCTCGAACAGGCGCTGCCGGGTGATGCCAATCCTGTCCAGCACTTCTGGCAGTGGCACGCTGCAGTATGTTTCAGGGAACAGCCCGTCACGGTTACGCACCATTTCCATGGCTTTTTCGCGGGTGATCAACCCGCTGCGCACGTCCACCGCGAGTTGGGTGCAGAGCCTGCCGTATCCGTATTTCCGGTACATCATGTGATCGTGGATGCCGGTTTGTGCATTATCCAGATTTTCCCAGACCCAATAGCTGGCCTGGCACGGTGGGTGGTTGTGGTCGGTCTGCATGCCGGCATCTATGGCCACCCTGGCGTTCTCGTGGCTGTCCCACTGGAAGTATGCGCCGAGGAAATGGGCCTCGATACCAGCCTGTTCCACGTCCTGTTCTGACGGTGGCATGTAATCCCGCATGGATTTCTCGCTGGTCATGCATTCCAAGTCCTGTGGGCGCAGGCCAAGGAATCCACCAAACTCCGATACCCAGCGCCTGGTCATCTGGCTGGCTTCCTCGCTGCCCATGGGGCCACCGTAGGCTTCCTGTGGGTTCTCGCCGTAAAAGATCAGCGGGATGCGCAGATCCAGCGCGGCCTTGAACGGGGTGGTGAAGATGCTGACGTGCTCGGGCCAGCTGATGTCGCCCACCATCTCGAGGCCTAGGCGGTTCAGCTTCGCCCTCGTAGTCCGGTTTGGGGTGATCTCGATCGTGCGGGCGTACCGGGCCAAGTTGTCGATGTTCGCCCTCCCTGTCGGGGTCAGGTGGCAGGTGCTGGCCGTGACCACCGTGACGTCGGCGCCGAGCTCCAGCAGACGCAGCACCTGGGCATGCGAGTCCTTTCCGCCCGAACTAGGAACGATGCACTGCCCGTGGTGCTCGTCCAGTAGGCGCACCAGCAGATCCTCGCGCAGTTGCCAGTCGCGCTGCATCCGCTTCTGGTAGGACAGGCAGGCGGCGCAGGTGCCGTTCAGGAATGGCGTGTCGGGTCTAGTCGACGGCATAGTGCAGACGTTGCATCGGATCATGGTTTTCCTCCCATCCCGCAGTGCCCGTGTTGCGGCTCGTCTGGGGTGGCCAGTTCGGACCGTATTTCTCCGTTATCCGAAAATCGGACATTGATCGGAACAACATCGCGGTGGACCGTGAATCTCTGGTCTGTCCTCCACATCATGCATGCGGATCCGATGCAGTTCAGGGTGTGTATTCCCGGGTCCACGTTGGTGATGCGCACATGCCCGATTTCCGTCAGCCGCCGCATCGGGCACCACTTGGTCTTGGCTTCTTCTTCGGTCATTGTTTCATTCCAGTTTGTTGATCGTCTGACTGGAGTGCTGCGCCGGTCAATATGCGTACCCGAAAATGATGCACGGCCAATGCGTCCAGAATTAGCTGATTGCCGAAGTCCATCGATTCGTTTCCTCTTTCGAAGTCGGCTATCCATTGAACTGCCAGGGTAATTGGCTGATTATTTTCGAGAGCATCTGCCAGCTATCTCAGTTTGGCGATTCCATTGGCTTTTGTGAGGTCGCTCATTTCACCTTCTCCATCAGGAACCAGGTGATGTCGTCCTGCGGGAAGTTGTGGTCGCCGTGGTACTGGAAGCCGTAGTCGATCAGCTTCAGCCATATGTGGTGCTGATAGCCTGCGCGTTCGATAATCTCCTTGCAGAAGTCCCGCTTCCAGAGGGCGGCCGGCATCCCGCGGTACATCACTTCCACCGGGGTGGGGTTGTAGTACTCGGCGATCAGGATGTACTTGCTGCTGTGCTCGATCAGGCGGTCGTATGCCGTGGGAAGGTCCGCTGGGGCTGTGTGGATCAGCACGCCCTTGGTCATGGTCAGATCGAATGTTTCAGGCCAGTGTCCCGGAGTGTTCTCAGCGATATAGTCCCTGCAGGATATGTCCGATGTCACGTTTTCTGCAAAGTTTGACGCCTCCACATTGATCTCGATCCCGTACAGATCCACGGGGCTTATTAGGTTCTGGATGGCCTCGAGGTTCTGCCCGGTGCCGCATCCGAATTCCAGCACGCTGGTGATCCCGTTGGTGCGCTGCAGGATCTTGGCGAACAGGGCAGTGTTGCTGGCCACCCTTCCCTCGTTCCGTTCCGCGTACTGGTCGCCGAATTCACCCTTCCAGATCGGCGCTGTCTTGGCTTCGCTCATGCTTGTATTCCTTTCATGATGAGGTTGTCGTACATCTGCTCTGCTCTTTTCCAGTCGTCCTCGGTGTTGATGTCGCACACGCGCTCTGGCGATATTGGCACCATGGCGGTCCTGACGTCGTAGAGGGGCTTGTCCTGCAGGAAGGCTTCCTTGGTTCCCCAGTAGAACTGCCCGGCGTCGGCCAGCGGCTCGGTGCCCACCCCGATGGCGTAGTCGATGCCCAGCATGTCGATGCAGGCGCGGCCGTATTTGAGGCTCTGCACGCTCATCAGGGGGGCGGTGGGGTAGATCACGCAAGCCCACACGGCTGGAATTTCCCACGTCTTGGTCAACATCTCGACGGCATGCTGGGCCACCTGCTGGGTGCCGATCTCGTCTTTTGCCAGTTCTGCCGGCCTGTGCAGCACGCTAGCGCCAACATGCGCTGCCAGGCAGGCCGTGGCGTAGTCGTCCGTGGTCACGAATACGTGCTTGAAGAGCCCCGAGTTGAATGCCTTGGAAATGCTGTGCTCGATGATCGGCCTGCCACGGAACGGGCGGATGTTCTTGCCCGGTATCCTGCGGGATCCGCCACGGGCTGGGATGATCGCCACGCAGCAGGGATCCTTCTCCTCCTGGTCGTATCCGCGAATCAGTCGCGGCTGCTCACTCCTCATGTTGCATCCTCCTCTGTTTGACCAGTCTACGCTCACGGGTTCCGGTCAGGTTGCCCACATGCCAAGCATGGCAGTGGATGCAGTGGTACACATGGGCCAGCTTTCCCAGCTTCGTCTTTTTCAGGCTGCGCTGGGCGGTGTCGTAGTTGTCGAAGGCAAACTTACCACCACAATGCACTCGTTGGAACAGGCGCAGCTTCTGGTCCAGCCTGGCCAGTCTGCCCAGCCATTCCAGATCGTCCGGTGGCATTGCCTGGTCGGTCACGTTGCTTCCTGCAGGACAATGTCGACCACCGCCTGGGCGCGGCGCAGCATCGGCACCTTTTGGGTTTCCAGGCTGGTCAGCACCATCAGCACGCGGTTCACCATCTTT